TCTGTAGCATCTACCATGAACAAACCAACAGTCATATCTTGTGTATATGCCTGAAATTGTGTATTACCATACAGCAATGCAACGTTTGCGGCTGTTGGTGCGGATGCAGCTGGCGCATTAGTTGAAACTACTGTCTCAACAGCCCAATATGGTGCGTTAGCTGCGTTATCGTTATTTCCCCAAGATGACATTTTATTCTCCTTTTAACCGTAGGTTATCTTTGTATTTATCTTTTTCCAGAAATTGGTTTACGCATCTTCATCATAGGGTCGATTTCGATGGTATCTCTCTTTTCACCAGTCATGGTGGTACCGCCTGTTAATACCGCTGCGGCTTGTGGTTCTTCTAAACCAGTACTTATCTTTTGCATTTTTGGTTTTTTACCAGAAGATGCAACAGATTTATCTTCCTTTTCGTGGTCATAAATCTCCTCTTTCATACCCTTCTTTTTATAAAGGTTTTTAATGATTCGAGCAGACTTAGACATTTGAATTAACTTTTTATTCTTTGGTTGTTCAACATCATCAGGACTATTTGCACCGTCATTAGGCATTGATGATGCGGCCATTGGATCCTGAAAGTTTTCATTCTTTGGTGTTCCGTCAGCCTTCTTATGTGACTTGTAACCTTTGTTCTTCATTGACCATGCGAGCGCATAAGGATTATCAATATCCTTATGTTTTTTCATGGCCTTGACGGTACCCTCAAATCCTGGAGGTGCAACCTCTGAAACAGTTTCTTCCTTGTTCAAAGACTTCTTAATGCTGGCAGTTGTCTTATCAATCTGTTTACCAGTAGCCTTCATAATGTTAGACCAGCGGTTTGTAGATTTTCTATATTCACCTTTTGCTGACAAATCATCAGCTGACTTCTTGGCCTTCTCTTTGTAACTATCCAAAGTTGCACTGCTGATTTCAGAAATAACACTAGTGTCTTCCGGATGTTCAACAGAATCGCCAGTCCATTTTTTACCACCTTCATAATCTTTGCTTGCACCAGACATTGTTTTGTTTCGTAAAGATTCTGCATCTTCAGGATGACGACTCATGTGTTTTTCTTTGGCTTTCATAAAAATACCATGAGCTCTTGTTGACTTAGAAACCATTTCTTTTTTCTTTGAAGCGTCTGGTTCTGAACGAGATTTATCATACAGTTCATGACTTCTTTTTAAAAGTTTATTGGCTCTTTCACCATATTCAGGAAAAGATTCACCTAAAGATTCAGCTTCTTCTTTGACAATCTTGCCATATTGGTTCATTGTCAATGTTCCCTTACCACGGATAGAAATCAATCTTTCTACCATTTTGTGTAGTAATACGTCTGATTTCAATTCTTCACGAGCAAATTCTAACACACGAATCAATAAAGGAATGTCAAAAACAATTGTATCTTTCCTGTCTACAGCTTCAGACATGTGGTCTCTTTTCCATTTTAGGAATTGACCCATCTTGGAATGTGCAACCTTCTGGTCTTTAGAAACGTGTTTCGGATTGATACCTCTAGAGGTCAAATATTGATCCAAAGCAGCATCTTCCGCAATATTTGCTTTTGCGGACCATGGATCCCAAGGATTGGTTCCAAAAGAAGGCTTTTCTGCACCCCCCCTTTTAACTATAGATTTTAATGTTTGTGCTTTGCTCATTATTGTGCCTTATTTGTTCATCATTTCTTTTTGAACTCTATTTAAAGATTTTTTAGCCAAGTACCTTGCGTGGTTCAATGGCTTCAAATCATGTGTATCATTAATACTAGAGACAAAAGGTCCGTCTTCCTGACTGGTTGGTCCTTTTGCCTCATTTACTTTTTTTCGTCTGTTTCCTGTTCTGGTTTATCTTTCTGTTTAGAACCACCATAACGTGAACCTTGTTTTACACCTGAACCGCCATTTGGTTGTGGTTCTGGTTTCTTTTTCCAGTCAAATGCATTTTCTCTGAATTGCTTCAAAGTTTTTTGGGTTGAAACTTCAACTTCTTCTTTTTTTGGTTCTGGTTTTTTACCAGTTACTGGTGCACCAGCTCTTTTCTGTAGTGCTTTAAGTTGGTCTTCATCTGAACCACCAGTCAAAGCTTTGAAAGCTTTCTTGGCAATATCTTTAAGACCTTCTTCAACGGTTTCAACTTCTTCTTTTTTAACTGCTTTCTTTTCACCACGAAGAATTTTGAAATCGTGTGCATCAACTTTATTGTTCTTATTTTTATCAATTTCGTGTTGATTACCTTTTAAAGCTTCTTGCTGTAAAATTTCTTTTACCGCATCAGCAAGTGCATCGTTCTTTTTTAAGTCTATCATGTTACTCTCCTTTAATGTTTTTTGCAGCTGCAGCCATAGTCTCACCTTTTGCTTGTGCGGCGCCACCATGACCGAAATGTTTTTCTTTTTGTGCTTGGTCACCATACTCTTTAGCTTTGTCCATCAAGTGTGCCTTTTGACGTTTGATTTCCTGAGCATCGTGGTGTTCAGTTTCTTTTGTGGATTCTTTTACGAATTCTGTGAATTTTTTCATTTCTTTTTCTTCTTTAGAGAATTCTTTAGAGAACTTGAACCAAACTTGTCTCTTGGATTTTCCATAGGTTCCTTATTTGTTGCACCACCCAAAACACCACTAACACCCATTTCGGTATCAGCTGGATTATTGTAAGACTCTCTATATGTTACATCGCCTAGACCAGACATAGGGTATACTGTTCCCTGTTGGCGTGTATCAAATTCTGGACCAACTGTTGTAATATTTCTCATACGTTGATTGACAGTTGGTGCATCAGTAAAACGATTACGCTTTACTTTTTCTTTGTCCTTGGAGAAGTTGTTTTCTTTGGGGATTGGGTTGACTTTGAGGCTGGGGCTTTCTTCGGTGTAGGTTCTGAAGGTGTATCCGCCACGTTTTTTGTTTCCGTCCCACTTGATGTTGTCGGCGTTACTGTCTCCTGCACGATTATCTGGGAGTTCACTTCCTGGACCTTCTGCTCTTGGACCGGTTCCGGTGTTGAGACTTGGACTTCCACTGGTGCCGCTGGTGCGCTTGGTTTTGTAACTTTCAAAAAATCTAGAATTTTTCTTAACATTTTCATTTTCCTTAAATAATGATGTGATACTAATTTTACCACGACTTTCCAACCAAGAGAACGCAATTTCATTGTAATTTTTGTCCTCGATGAACCTATTTATTTCTCCGTAAGTGTCAGTAATATCCTCTTGAATTTCTTCGAAAGTGGAACTATTATTGAAATTTATAAAATTGGAAAAATTCTGGCGATATGCTTCTTTTGAAGTTTGTGCAAGTTGCCACTTATCATATCTGATTGATTCGGAAATTGATTTGTTCAACTTCTCATTACGTTCTTTACTGGCTTCGTTGGTTGTATCAACAAACACCATAGCGGTTTCATAACCAAATTCTTCTAGTTCTTCTCTAATGGTAATCATTCTTGTGTGGTCGTCAGCAGGACCATTGATGATTAGTGGACCACGGTTGCGAATTGCTTCTCTACGGTAGTCATTTGTTTTTTCAGACAACTTTTGTTTGTCCATCAATAAGTCAAATGCTTGCACAGAATTTAACTCGACTGCTTTTGATTCTGCAATCGCTTCACGGATGATAATGTCTTTACCTGAACCAGGTCCGCCAGTCACAAAGATGGCTTTAAACAGACCACGGTTGAAATCTTCATTCAATCCCATGCCTTTACGAACATCACGAAACAATGCTCTAGCGTGATTATCTGGAACGTGTGATGGAACACCTTGGCGGAAAGAATTGAAATCTCCACTCTTTGCATGTTCACGCATTTTGGATGCTGACATACCTTCTGCACCTTCGGCATCTGGATCACGTTGACCAGCAGACTTCACTTCAATCTTTTTGAAGTTGAATAATTTACCTGGACCTTCACCATTATATTGATTTAACTTTTGTTCATATTCTGGAATACGGTCTGAACCAGCAACCATCACCAAGTGGTCATGTCCAGCCGCATGTAGTGCAGCTGCATGTTGTAAGAATGTTGGTTTCTCTTTACTTGAACCAGTTATGTTCGCACCTGGAAAGAATCTCTTTGCGTGTTTAATTTTACTTGCAAGTTCCAATGGATTCTTCTTTGCATCCATAGAATGTGACACAATAATGTGGTGTGGTGCTTTATAATCTTTGGCTAACTGTGTGACTCTATTGACCAGTTTTTCGTGACCAATAGTTGGTGGGTTCATTCGACCAAATGCCATAACCACAGGTGTGTGGGTCTGTGCATCTTCGTGTAATTTTTCTAAAAACTTTTTCATATGTTTCTTATTCCAGCAAAATTTCTACGTGAGAATTCCGCACGATTAACGAATTTATCAGATTCTTTGCCGTGATGGAAAACATATCCTTCAGGATTCGCAGATTCGCCGCCGTGTGTGTGTTGGAATTCTTGGTGTTGATTCATAACACCAATGAGTGTATCTTTAGCTGCCTGCAAGTGACCATGCATTTTGAAAAGATTGTTGTAGTGTTTCTTGTTTCGTTCAATCTTACCTAACTCATCTTTTAGGTCTGCTTGTTTGGCTTTCTTATTCTTCTCGACTTTGAGTTTGTCAATGTCTTTGTTCTTTTTGGTTTCTAACCAATTCTTAAAGTTCTTGTGATTTGCTTCTTCGCCTGTGCGAACAGTATGATTCATATATGTCTCTAAGGCGCCGCCGATGCCGTGGTGTGCGCTTGAACCAGCATACATATCATCACCATGTGTATCATGGACTGCTTGTGCATCTGCAATATGTTTACTGAATTTCTTTTGTTCTTCCGGACTAAAATGTACTTTTGATGTGTCCATTCTTGGATCGACAGAGAATACATCTGAATGTTTGTTGAAGTTTTCGTGGTCAACTTCATGTGATGCATTTAGACTGGCTGCATCTTTACCATGATATGATAGATGTGTTACAACACCAATCTTCGCCTTCTTAACTGAGCCTTCATGTGTTCCGTGAGCAGTATATGTTAGACCGGATGGATTAGGATGAAAGGATGTTCCACCACCCTTTTCACTTTTCTTATCTTCTTTGTCGGTACCGAACATCATGTCACCTTGATATACACCTTGTTTTGGTGCAATCTTAGGTAAATGTGTTAATGCATCTTTTAATTTTGCAGCAAGACCAGGTGCATGACCGTGGTTCATATCTACGTCTTTTGGTGTGTAATTAATCTTTGGTGTTTTGTTGAAAGCAGACTTGGATGCAACAAAGAATTTACCTGTCTTTGGATGATGGCCATAAACAAGTGCTGGTGAACCATCATATTTTGTCGTTAGTTCGGAGGTTTTATTGCCTGCCTTAATGTGTTCTGCTGCAGCTGATAATGACTTGATAGCATGTGCAGCACCTTTTTCACCAGTTTGTAGAGGTCGGTCTTCCACATGAGTCAGGTGTTTAATCTGACGGCTGGCGCCTTCTTCAGGATCCTCTTGCTCTGTTAAAAAAGTTTTGAATGATAACATTGTCTACCTATTGAATTACAACACACTTTGGTTGTCCGTAGGGTTATTTATAATGGATTATATCACAGATTCATAAATCTGTCAAATATTGGGTTCGATATATAGTACTCAAAATCAGTCGAATTTCCATTCACCTGTTGATGCCACTTGACCCTTGCAATGAACTCGGTCAAATTCTACTACTTTTTCTTTATCTATAATACTGTAATATGCGTGTTCCAAGTCTAAAGGACCTAATAAAGGAAAGACTTCCTGTAACACTAGCTGGTGTGTATCTACCAGAGAAGTACACATTGACCACAAACGAGTATCAAAAACATGAGTTGCTCCGTGAACAGGTTCACTCATCCATGTTGGTATGCGTTCTTTGAATACATATTTACCATTCAATCCATCATATTGACTAATATCGAAACCATCATCAAGTTGTAGGCGACCAGTTATTTTAAATACACGGTCAACACCTTCTAATAAATCCGAATTCTGTTTTAGATAGTCTAATACAACATGCATCATTGCACATTCACCTTGGCTTTTCATTCCGTTTTTGGTAAAGTGTAATAAAAAATCAACCTGATTCAAATTTAAGAATAAGTCAACCTTAGAAACAAGTTCTGAATACTTGTCTGTCAATGATTGTATTGATACATCGGAAAGTACGATGAATGAATCTGGAGATTTTTTTCTAATAGAATCAACAGTTTCTAGTGTTTGTTTCAGACGTTCTTCTGGACTAAAGACACCAATTGCAGGTATCAAACAAGATGTTACTATAAAAATTGATTTCATTTGTACCAATACCAAACATCACATTCAGTTGTCAGAACCTTGTCTGTTTTGGTTGGTGCAAATTCACAAACGGCTTTATTGACACCAGGAATAGTTTGATAGTCATGGCCAGAGAATATACCACCTTTTTTAACTTTTGGATAATAGTTGTGACAATCTTTTGTAAGTTGTTCGTAAGTATGTAAACCATCAATAAAGATGAAATCGAATTCTCCATCATTGAACCTGTCAACAACATTGTCTGAAAAATCCCTAATCAAAACGAATCTGTCACCGTAAACTGCCATCTCTTTAGTCACACGTTGAAAGAATTCTTCTCGGTCATTCAATACATTACCGTTCCAATCTGTATATGCAACATACGGATCAATTGAATATAGTGTCAATTCTGGATTGGTGTCTAAAAGAAACTTTGAGGTGTGTGCCTCAGAACAACCAATCTCCAATCCTTTTTTCATACCTTTGGTTAATTCGCCAAGTCCATAACCAGAACACTTGGTTGGAGCTCTTTGAACACCAAATGCTTGTGTTTCAGTATTAAATTTAATTACATCACTCATATTATACCTCTTTATTAAAGTCACTAAAAATAACAAACGGATCAAGTCCGAGTTGGTGGTCCGGAATCTTATGTAGTTCAAACAATTCTGGATATTTAATTGTTGACATTAACATAAGTGTTTGGTCATCGTCAATCAAACCATTTGTACCTAATTCAATTAAGTTCTCTTTCATTGCAGATTCAAATTTCGGCCATGCAGTTACACCACCAACAATTTTTGCACCAAGAATGTAAACATCATTTGTTGCAATAATTTCATGTATTGGTTTGCTATCATAGTCTTTGTAATTGAATAGATGCATCTTGTTTACATCAAAGTCATAAGACCATTTTTTACTTGCAGGAACTTTATCAGCTGTGCGGCAGTAACCAAAATCCAACCAAGACACCAGTTCATTACTGACCATATTATGTTTGATGGCCAGATTGACAAACACAGACTTGAGAAAGTTAACAACCACATAATGTGCATTCCAATACTCTGGATTTGCTCGTTGTTCTGGAACAATTAGATTTTGAAATGCATCAGTTCTTTGGATGTTATGTACATCTTTAATCAAGTCTGCATACTTACTAAAAATATCAAACGAAACAAATTTTGTTGGTCTATCACCACGCAAAGGTTTTAGTTTCTCAATAATGTCTGGTGTGGAAAATACAACCATTTCGTTTTCCATTTGAGCCATGTGTGAGAAACGTTCAATGTATGTATCGGTGGTTCTTTGTAGATAGTGTGGTAGACCTTTATCTGGTGTCCATTCTCCACGACCAATGTCATAAAAAGCAGTAACAATAGTAATCATTATGTTGTCCTAAAAGTAATTAATTCTTCAACCTTATACTTATCATGATAAAATTTCTTCAATTCTGGATCTCGGTCATATTGGTGAACAATATAATAAGGTTGACCATCACCAGTTTTCATTAAACCATCTTCAAATATTGGATGTTTTTCTGTAATGAATGGAGCAAAGTGGTCTTTTTCAATTGGTTTGTTTGTCACATGTAGGTTGCAACAAAAACCATCATTTAAACCACTGATATATGTCAAATCAATATATGGGAACCAACCCATCAGTATATTATATGCAGCTTGGTCTGCAACCCAATCCGCTCTATTCAAAGACAATTGATACAACATACCACATAGGTCAGAAATGATGTGTGCTTTACCAGCCAATGTACCAACGTTTAATACTTCGAAATCTTTAATTTCTTCATAGAAATATGTACCAAAACATTTTAAAATGTTGTCACGATTCCAATGTTCATTTTTAATTAGTATACATTCAGATACACCAATCAAATCATAACCAGAATTATTTGTTAGTACATGTGACAAGTATTCCATCGGATCAAGTTGAAAAATTACATCACGTACATCGGTACTGACAACATAACGATACTCACCATTATGTTTTTTCAAATAGTCATAGATGTGAATGAAACGTTCCATATGAAACATTGCACCAGACATAGACTTTGCTGATATGGCTGTAAAACCAGCTTGTCTGATTTTTGTTATAGTTTCTTCTGATGCATCAATTGCAATCAGAACTTTGTCACCTTTGAATCCACATTCATTAATAGATTCGATCCAAGGTTTGACTTGTTCGTAGTTATAGTTTTTAAATGCCCCTATAATCAGGTCTTTTTGTTCCATGGTAAATCTCCATTATATTTTTCAAGCATCTTCTTATTTCCTTGTAAGAAGAATTCAGATTGCACCGATAACTGTGTGTTACCTGTGCGGTAATTTAAGGTGTAGTCGCCGTTAGTGTCATATTTTAAATTGTTGTTTCTCAATACATGAGTCAACATTCTATCAACCTCTGGTACTCCAGGTTCTCTTGCCTTACGATACCAAATTGCACTTGTTTGAATTGCAATCATCTTTGGTAGAAAGAAACAACCAACATCAACAAAGTAATCACCAATGCAAGATTCCCATTTACCCAATGATTCACAATCGTCCAGGCAAACGTAATTACTTTCTTTGTCTACAATTTTACGCAAAGAGAAAGCCCAATCGTTGCCTTTTTCAATAACTTTCACCAACGATTCAATGTGTGTGGTATCGTAGTAGTTATCTTCATCCAAGAAACAAACCAAGTCACCTTTTGCAAGATATACAGATGCACCATATATTCGGTGTCCGTTGAACCGGTCAAGTCCTGTTGGGTATGGGAGGTCTATTAGGTCGATGTGTGGATACTCTCTTGCTATCACACGACCTTTTGGTTGGCCATCTACAACAACGAGGTGTTGTATATTATCATAAGTTTGGTTTTTAACCGAGTCTATCGCTTGGCGTAGATACGGAGCACCCGTTGTAGGTGTAATCACAGTCACTAACGGCTTCATAATTTATCATCCTCTAGTCAGTTTTAGAATTGCCTCAATCTGTTTTTCAATTGCTGGTTTGCGATTAGGCCAGTAGATATATTCTTTATCTCCTGTACTATGTAGTTTCTTTAGGAAAGGGATAATCATCTTCTCAACTTCAACCAAACGTCTTTCCGTTTCATCCAAATTTACTTTGTAATTCTCAACGGTCTGTACACTTTCTTTAATTGTAGAATTATATTCCTGTTCCGAAATAGCTGAGAAACCGAAATCATTTTCGGTGTCCTCATAACTCTTTAGAATTTTATCGAAGTCTGTTAGTGCCATTATTTGTAAGAGTAATCACACATCATACGGGTAGGATAACCATCACCACCTTGTGTATCACGTATGTTTAGTTTAAGAATGTAATGACCGGTTTCTATCTCCATGTCAATACGCTTACCTGTACCTGATTTACCACCATAATACACGTTACATGAATTTGGTGTTGCAGCTGAGGTCATATAGTCTTTGTCAATTTCATACACTTCGGTTTTACCCGTGAGTTTATGAACAATTGTGTATCCATGGCCAACACCAGAAATCAAAAAGTTTTTCAATTCATTCTTCTGTTTAGATGACATTGTTTTCCAAACATCTTCAACATAACCTTTTTTGAGTTTACCATTGTAGATATCACAAAACAATGCATCATTGATATTGAACATATTAAGTATCTTCAATCCATCTTTGTTTGTAATTTTACCAGACTTGATTTCTGCTGGTGAAAGAACGGTACGAATGCCTGAATTGAAAAAAGTTACTGTGCCGCCAGTTTTTAAACTCAAGTAAATTTCCTTTTTATCGCAAATTAATGTAATGTCGGTAACAACGGGCCCCAGATTGTTATCGTGTACAGGAATTTTTGATGAGATTAAAACTTGTGGTGTAAAAATAAAAGGTCGTTTGTTGTTTAACTCACCAACCTCTTTGACTTCCACACTTTTACATTTTTCTAATTTGTGTAATTTAACAATATCATCAACTGCATCTTTCAATTTCACATCGGTTATTTTTTCACCATCCCACCATTGTCTCAAAGCAGTTGCAAGTTGTCCTTCATATGCATTACCTTTGTTCTGTACACCTCGGCCGCCAGATGATCCAGAACCAAATTTCATTGTGACTTTGGTTACTTTTGCTTCTCGCTTTATTTTTGCGAGGTCTATATCAGTTTGTAAATCTCTTGTGACATTAATTTTTGCAATTGCTGCTGGATCAATATTGATGGGAGATTCAACCGATTTAAATTTTGATTTCAAGTAAGCAAAGATATTGATTATATCATCTATCTTTCCTTTGTCACCCTTTAGAGTTTGCTTGATTTCAGTTGCAGTCTTTGGGAAAAAAGTATAAGCCATTTAACACCTTCAAAGAAAGTATTTATCTTATGATTTGAATCTCCTTTCCAGAAGTCCAAATCTCCAGTTCGGTTTTTAACCGGTTATCATTATACAAGGTTTCATACCGATTGCAAGCCTTTTTTCTCCACCATTCAATCAAGTTTACCAGACTGTGTTTTTCATAGTTTTCACCAGGAATAAGCACGTCCGTCTTACAGTTCACATAGTCAATCATGTTACTGAAACCATAATCACTAATGTAATATCGCTTCTGTTCTGTCAACCCTTTGGCCTTTTCGATCGTTGCTATGAATGTATCCCCTTCAGGTGTACCTTTAAGTGCAGCCTTAGTTAGTGATATAATCTTCATTGAGATTTTTAGTTTCTTACTAGAAGCATCTTCTTCTACCAAAGGACCAACTTTGTCTTGCACAAAGTCACGTAAGTCGGAATATGGTTTACCGTGCATCATTGGTAAGAAATCGGAATCAGTCAGGC